GCGGCTCCCAGGCGTGCCGGTAGGAGCAGTCGAATACCCAAGACGCGCCGACCTGGTTCACCCAGCCGAGGACGACGCCCGCCCGCGTGGTGTTGCGGTCACAACCCACATTGAGCAAAGCCTCGACGCGAAGCAGGTCGAGCGTGGCGAACAGAACCAGGTTGAGCCATCCGCACTTATAGCCCTGGATGCCGGGCGAGTCGCCCGGGTCGATCGATCTCGTCTGCAGACCCGCGATCAGATCGTGTGAGACCTCCGGGTTGGTGCCGTTCGTGAGCCGCGTCGCGATCGCGTCGCGGAGGCCGTTAAACGACGCCGTCGGGGTGGACCCAGCCGACAGGCCCATCGGCGTGACGGCGAGCAGGCTCTCCCCGGCGAAGTCCATCCGGGTTCCGGTCACGCGACCGGCGACGGTTCGAAGGGTCACGCCGACGGTGTGCAGTTCGGCGTGCCCCGCGCAGTCCGCCTCCCCGCAGTCGGGGACGGCCTGGACCGTTTCGGAGGATTCGAGCACCACCGAAAAGCCCCCCGGGGCAGTGTCAATGAAGTCGTACGACGGCGTCATCGCCTGAGGCGCGAGCGAGATCGTGGCAGCATCGGCCAGGATCAGGGGCTCACCGTTCTGGTCCACTGCCAGCCCGGGCTGGATCGTGAGGGTCGACCCGGTTACCACACCGCCAAGGCCGCAGTTGACGCCGAAGCCGATCATCCGGCCGACGAGGCGATCCCTGTCGTGCAGGAACGCCTGCAGCATGTTGAGGTCCGCCGCGGTCAGGGTCTCCCCGATCTCGAAGAGCGGGTATTGGTTGTTGGACATGGCGGTCCTTCCCTACTCCGTCAGGTGGTCGGCAGCCGCCCGACGCCGAGCCGGTCGATGTTACGGCCCTCGTCGATGCATTCGTAGATATGGATCGCGCTCCCGTGGTTGACCACCGATACCACCGAGCAAAGCAGGGCGTTCAGGTCGGCCTGCTGCGTGGCGATGTCGGAGGCATAGGTCGCGAGCTGAGTGCTGGTAGGGCTGGCCGGGAGCGTGGGTGCCGCGGCGAACACCGACAGCGTCGCGAAGATCGTCGGGTCGATGAAGCACACCCTCATCAGCACGTGGGCGGGGGCGTAACGGCGGGCGAAGTCGGCAGCCTCCTCGCGGCGGGTCCAGTCGGAGAAAGGGCCGGCTGGTACAAACAGCGTGGCGGTGTACGGCTCGCCGGTGACCGCCGCGCCGGGCGCCTTAAAGTGCTCCAGCAGATACGGCAGATCTTGGCCGGACACCCCGAAATACAGGGAGAACCAGTTCAGGAAGCCGCGCGGCGTGCCCCGTCGCCGCCACAGGCGCGCACAGCGGGCCAGGAACTCGCGACGATGCAGCAAGCCGTCCTCGTCGCGGCTCCAACTCGAGGGGAACGCGAAACCTGCCCAGGCAGCTACTTCGTCGTAGGTCTGCAGGTAGGACGCCAGCAGTGCGTCGGCGCCTGCATCGAGCGGCATGTCGGTCGGCCAGCGCAGCACCGCGTCGGGCCCGAGGCACATCAGCAGGTCCTCCAGCCGTTCCACGATGGCGCGGTTCAGCTCATCGGCCAAGCCGAGGAACGCGTCCACCTGGGCGTAGGAGGACTGGTCCTCGTGGTAAACCGCGGGCAGCTGCGCCGCCAGCCGGGTGTAGTCAGGGCTACGCATCACCGCACTCCGAGGTGAGCGAGAACCTGACCTTGAGGCAGTTCGCGTCGGCCAGCAGCGGGATGGCGTTGCGAGGGATCTCAAGGCTGCCGACGGACTGCGGGATGAAGCTCGCTGTTCCGTCCAGCTTCATCGCCAGCTTCTCCACCCCCAGCACCTCGAGGTTGGCCACTATCGCGCTGACTACCTCGGTGAACCTGACCGGGTCGCCGGGGATCCACCCGCCAGGCGGTTGCTCGATAAGCGGCCATGGGCCGTCGACGGATCCCGAGGGCGCGGCCGACAGCGACCCCGGCCGGCCGGCCGTGAAGAACGCGCTGATCCTGGCGCGTACGTCGGTGACCACCGCCGCGCGGTCCACGCCGACCCCGGTGACAAGCGTGGCCTGGACGAGGATCGGCGCGTCGGCGAGGACGCTGACCCCGACCTCGTCACAGACCATCCGTCGCGGCTCGAGTTCGTCGACGTTGGCCCGCCAGTCCGGAAACGGCGCGCGGACCTCCGGACCGACGGCCTGCTGCAAGACGTCACGCAGGAACTCATCGGTCTGCGCCTGCGTCGGGCTCGCCGGCTTGTGGCCCGCCCACTCGACGACGAGCGTCACCGCAGGGGCGCCTTCGTCGACCACGATCGCCGCAGCCGTCCCGGTGGCGAGCCCGTTCCACGCGATGCCCTCGAGCCTGCCGGGCACCGCCCAGGCGCGGCCCACGTCGGCGTGGGCGCGCGCGCGGCGGGCGTAGTCGTCGGCGGTCACCGGCTCGCAGGTGAGGGCCTGGATCGGATGCGGCGGCCAGACCTGGGACCGGCCCGCGCCGTCCTCGAGGTTCTCGGGCACCAGTCCGGCCGGCTGGGTGGCCGCCGCCATGGCGACGTTCACCTCCGCCGGATCGAGATCTTGCGCGGCCAGCGAAACTCGCAGCGCCGGAGCGCTTACTCCGGTCGCGGCGCGTACCACGTCCAGCTGCGCGACCAGCGCTTCCTGCGTGAGTCGCCGCCGCTCGCGTCGCACCACCGCGACGATCTCGTCCCCCCACAGCGGGAGCGCATAGCCAAGATTGGCGACGGCGCGTGCGTCGCGGGCGGCGACCGGCAATCCTGTCCCGCGCTCGGCCTCGACCGCCTGGCCGATGACGTGAGCCTGCTCCTGGGCAACCTCGCGGACCAGTCTGGATCGCATGAGCGCGATCACCATCGGCCGCTGCTCCGCGGTGAAGGCGGCCGCCCACGGAGACTTCGACAGCAGCGCGACCGCGTCGACATACGAGACGCACGCGCGGATGAGCGGCTCGAGCACAGTCGCCGAGGTCACGGCGGAAGAGAGCGCATTTGCGACCGGGCTAAGCGACCCAGGAATCAGGCTGGCGTCCCAGTGCCGCTCCGCGTCGGGCTGCCAGTCGTGGACCTCAAGCGGCCACGCGTCGAACCGGCGCTCGCTCATCCGGTAGTGCAGGTCGGCCAGGCCGAACGCGGCATGCTCTGCGAGGGTAACGCCGGGATCAGCGACGTTGTGGTCGCTCCAGTCCTGCGGTACCAAGCTGGCCAGCTGCTCCATGACACGGGCCCGGATTGTCTCCCAGTCCGGGTCGAGATCGTCCGGGACGTATGGGGAGATAGGGGCCGGCTGAGCCGGGGTCATAGCTGCTCCTCACACGTGAGCTGGTGCGCAGCCGACGAGCAGTACAGGCCACGGCACGGGTCGACTTCGACGACCTCCGCCGAGCTGCCGCTTGCGTCATGGAGGTCGAAGCCGGTGACTACATCCACATCCGGGTGCTGCTCCAGGAACGCGATCAGGCTCGACGCGTACAACGAGAGCCCCCACCGTGGTGGCCAGGATGCCGTCGGATGCAGCACGTCTTCCAGCGCGCTGCGGATCTCCTCCAGGCCGGTCAGCGCCGCAACTCCGCGCCGCAGCATGATCGTCGCGACGACGGTGACCGGCACGTAGAGCGGGCAGAGCACGGCCACCTCGGCGCCGATCGGCTTCACTGGCGCGAAGGCGTCCAGAATTCGCTCGGTGAGGCTGACCGATGGCCGCGGCGACGGGTCCAGCGGCCGGTCTGGCACCACCACCAGCCCGACTGTGCCCGGTGCCCGGCCGCCGGAAGTGTTGGTATGTGGCAGGCACCGGACCGCCGCCACCTCCGGGAAGGCCAGCGTGACCTGCTGCTCGTAGTCCCAGGGCGCGATCGCTCGGTCACGGTGGCGAACTCGGGCCGAGGCCCGGGTGAGGTACGCCGAGTCTGCCTCGGGACCGCGTCCGCGTACCGACGCTATGTTGGTGACCTTCTTGACGCCCACGATCGGCGACAGCGTGCCCTTAATTGTTCCCGGGGGCAGCGATGTTGCCGGGCTGGGGTCGAGTTGGGGGTCCGCCGCACTGGAGACGAACTCCGCGAGCACGGCGTCCACCACCACGTCTTTGACGACGCCGAGTCGGTCGGGAGCGCAGGTCACCAACCGGATCCAGCGGCCATCGGCCGCGCTCAGGTCCGCACTGCCGAGAGCCCACCCGATCGGTGCGACGAACCGGAGCAGTCCCGATTCCCTGAGCTGGCGCGACGCATCGGCGACGGCAAGGTCCCGCCACCCGTCCCCGGTCCACCATTGCCACCTGGCATCGACCGAGTCAGTGGCGCCACAGGGCGCGGCGGAGTCGACATCGAAGTAAAGCGAGACGGTGGACCCACTCGCCGATTCCGGGAGCGCCAGGCCAACGGCGACCATGCCGGTGTCGCCGCTGTCGGACACCGCGCGGCGGAACGGTCGGAACGCCGCCGAGGTGCCCATGATCTGGCGGCGCCAGCCGCTGGTGGACTCGACCTTGGTCGCAAGGACTGGCGACGTTGTATAGGAGATCGTGACGCTCGAGGCGATCGGGGGCACGGGCGGGGTCGGCATGGTCGGCTTGGACCCGGCCACCGCCTTGGTGGCGAAGTCGGCCACGGCAGCCTGGTAGGCGGTCCACCCGAAATCACCTTCGTCGAGGAAGGCACGCACGTAATGGCCTTGCTGCCCCGATACCACCGCGGCCTCGGAGCCGGCCTGACCGCCCAGAGTGGCGGTGATGGAGGCGAACTCACCGGCACTCCCGAAGCTGGACCAGCGACCGTCGAGGCGTCGCTGCCAGCGCACGGTCGCGTCGTCGGAACTGGTAAAGATGTGGACGATCTCGTCGTACTCGCCTGCGATCAGGTCGAACGAGCCGCCGAGCTTGCTCTTCGCTTGGGACAGCGTCTGCTGTACCACGGTCTTGACCTGGTACGGGATGCCGCTGCCGCCCGCGGAGGACGACAGCGCCGCACCGCCGGACTGCATCAGCGACACGGTGATGGTCACATCGTTGGTGGCCTTGCCGAAAGCTTCGTCGCAGCGCAGATAGAACGCGTCGCCCCTCTTGGCGACGGCGCCGAACGGCTGGAACTCCTTGGTTACGTCGACGGCGCCGTCGTTGTAGAAGGCGGCCTGGGGCACCACTCCCGTCCGGGCCGCGACTCGCACCATTACCGAGCTGAACGCCAGTCCTTCGGGGACCGGTGTCGCGGCTGGTATCACACACTCGATCCATGGGTCGCTGCCGTCGGCTGTGCCGCACCCGCCGGAGAGGGTGACCTGGACCGACGTCGATGTGACTGTCCCTGCCGTCGTCGGGCTGACGGTGCCGTCGGCCCGGGAGTACCGCCAGACCGCACCGGCCAGGTCGGCGATGTCGGACGGGGAGCCGAACTGGATCTCGGCTGTCAGCGTCCCGCTGTCGAAGGCGAGCGCGGGCGAGTGCACCCGCAGCGTGTTGGTCGCGTCTGGCCCCTCCAAGGGAGTGAGCGGGAAATCGGGCGCCGAAGCGGCGATGCCGGGCAGTCCGGGCTGCGTTCCGCCCGGAGTCAGGCTGCGGACACCCACCAGCGCCGGACCGTGCGCGGTCAGCGCATCGAGCGTGGCGTACCGGCGCTCACTCCCAAAAGCGTCCTTGCCGCCGCGCAACGTTGTGCCGCGCGGCACCACGGCCGGGGCAAGCTTGGGGTCTACGGTGACGTGCGCGACGACGCGGTCCGGCACCACCGGTAGCCGCGGGATCCCGAGGATCTGTTCAAGCCAGGCGGCATGAGTGCGGTCTGTCAGGGTGTCGAGGTGGCCCGCAGCCGCCACGTACTCCCGGGCTAGTGACAAGAGCAACGCACGGTCCGGCTGCTCAGAGGCGGAAAGCTGATCGGTGCCGGTCTCGAAGAGGGCGTCGTGCCAAGTGGTGCTGTCGTCGAACGGGGTCAGGCGGGCGGCGGCCGCCATCGCCGCGATGACCTGCTCGGGTGTCGGGGTCATGCCGCGCCTACCAGATAGAACGGAACAACCAGGCTGTTGGGCCTGCGGTGGCGGTCGATGCGGTACTCGATAGTCACGTCCACCCGGTCGTCGGCGTCATCGGCCGGTACGGCACCGACGTCGTCGACGATGATCCGTGGTTCGCCGAGTATCAAGGCCCGGCGTACGTCGTCGGCGAGCCGGTAGCACGCGTCAGCGGTACGCGGCTCGAAGACGTACCGGTCGATCCCTGCGCCGACGGCCGGCCGCATCACCCGGCTGCCGATCGCGGTGCGCAGCAGGATGAGCATTGCTTCGGTCACGTGCTCAGCGCCGTCGTTCATCTGCACTGTCGCCGGGGCAGGCTCCGGGGACGGCAAGTCCCAACGCGGCGGGAACGCCCAACCGCGGCCCACTTGGGGGTAGTCGGAGCTGGTCATCCGATCACCACCGTCGGGCTGCCGACCGCCACGGACGCCCCGCAGCCGCACGGGTCGCCGGCTCGCAGCGCGGGCATGCCCTGGATCATCACCGTCGTGGACCCGGCCAGGAAAGGTGTGGCCGGCGGGTGCGGCGGCGGGGACGGTATCACGCACGCGTGCGTGTCGCCGACCACGGCGGCGGGCATCCCGGCGACGAGGACGGTGGCTACACCGGGCCCTACCACCGTCCCGCCATGTACCGTGGTGTCGCCTACGCGAGCCGCTGACGGCATCGTCGCCCTCCTCTCTCCGGCGTTGTCAGTTGATGGTGACCAGCGAGCCCTTGAGACTCAGTGAGCCCGAGGCCTTGACATCGAAGCTCGCTGAGCTCTCGAGTTTCGACGGGCCGGATGCCTTGGCCTCGAGCTTGAGCGAGTCGAGAGAGATCGTCCCCGACCCGGTCTTCAGTTTGATGTCGCCCTGCTGAGCCGTGAGCTCGATGCCGTCCGCGGAGATCCGGATCGCGTTGCCAGAATCTTTGTGGGTGAGCACGACCTCGGAGTTCTTGTCGTTAAGCACGACGCTGTGACCCTTGGCGGACTGGATCGTCACCGCCGCGCCTTCGCCGTCCTCGAACCGGAGCGCATGACCGTCCGGCGTCACGAGCGTGCGTACCAGGTTTTTGTTCGGGTCGATGACGGTCGGCGGCTGCTGGCTGCCATTGAACAGCGACCCGAGAACGACGGGGGTGGCGGGGTCTCCGTCGACGAAGCCGACCAGGACCTCTTGGCCCACGTTGGGCACCACAACCGCGCCGTACTGGTCGCCCGCGTCGAGGGTGGATTGGCGAGCCCATACCCCGTCGCCGCCATCGGCTCGCCACCGCAGCCGGACCTTGATCCGGTTGAGCGACTCCGGGTCGTCAAGGGCCTCGACCACCCCGAGAGACAGGTTCCGGGTCGCGGGTCGGTCCACCGGGCTCAGCGGTGGTGGCGACCCGATCTGGAACTCAGTCCGGTAGCTGCCCGCCCTGAAGCGATGCCGGGCGGCGGTGACGTAGTGCGGGCCGGACATGCGGGTGCCGATCCCGTTGATCGAGACCCACGCGTCGCACCGCAGCGCGGGCTCTCCGGTGACCATTCCCGAGCCGATGTAGAGAGCGAGCGCGGCCGCGCGCTGCGCCGCGACCGCGAGCGCATCAGCCTCGTCGGTAGCTGCCGTCGCAGGAGATTCAGCCCGGGCGGTGCGCAGCGGCCATCCTGCGTCGCCGATCGCGGCGTCGTGATGCGGCCGGTCGCCGGTGTCGATACCGGCCGCGCTGGCTCCCTGCTCGGATTCCTGCGCCTCGAGGGTGCTCAGCTCCCAGGCGACGCCGACCGCGGAGTCGATGGCGCGGGTGATGTCCTCGGTGAGTTGCAACTCGATGATCGAGCGGGTGTAGTCGAGCTCGACGGCATCGTTCTTCTCGGCCGGTGGCCGGAACACGAGTTTGTCGCCACGGACGAAGGTCACCCAGCCTAGTTCGCCTGCGCGCCTCTTGAGCGCCTCCCAGTCGCTAACCCGGTCGGTGACGACGAAGGGCCGCGTGACTCCATCGGCCGCGTCGGTGCCCAGAGAGTAGTCCGCAGCGATCGCGGAGACGAAGTCGGCGTCGGACGCGTCGGCGAGCTGGCGGGAGCGCGTGGGGTGGTCCATCAGCACTGACTTGGCCCGGCCCTCCACGCGAAGCACCGGACGGCCGCCCTGCGGGAAGTGCGTGGTGAGCGAGGCGATCACGCCGTCAAACACGGTAGTCAGTTCGGAGTGGTAGCCGAGCGATACCGCGATCGCGACGCCCGGCTTGAATGGACCGTCGTCGCTGTAACGGACGGCACGCTTGTCGGCGTCCCAGTTCTGCACCAGCAAGGTGAGCCGTCCGTGCCGGCCGACCTCCTCGTAAATATCGAGCTCGACGACATCGCCCGCGACGAGCGGCTCGAGTGCCGTGTCAGCCACGCGTACCTCGAAGCTGGGCAGGTCCCGCTCAGCCGGGCTCATGACGCCCTCTTCAGCGGGGGAAGCATGAGCAGCTGTCCGGTAACCAGGCCGCGCGGGTTGGCCAGCTGGTTAGCCGACGCGAGGGGCCGCCAGAACGCCGGGTCGCCGTACGCCTGCGCCGCGATGGCGTCGAGCGTCTCGCCGTCACGCACCAGCCAGGTCTGGTAGAGGTCGGGGGAGTTGGCCTTGTCCTTGGCGGCCACCTCCTCGGGTGATAGCGCTTCCTTGACGGTGAGTTTCACCGTCGCTCGCAGCGGTTCCCCGGCCCGGTCGAACAACTTGTACGTCACGTCGGCCTGAGTCAGAATCCCGCGGAAGCTAAACCGCCCCCAGAACAGATGCACGTAGTACGGCTGGTGGGTGTCGCCCTGGAACTTGGTGAGGTCGAGTAGTGCGTCGAGCGCGTCCCCGATCCCGCCGGGATCGCCAACCACACCTGTGCCGTCGAGCAGAAGGTCGATCTGGACCTGGTCGGGCTCGCCGCCGCTGAAGGACTGCTGCGGCGCCGAGGTGCCCGCAGACTGTGTGGCCTGGTACATGTTCTTACGGGAGAACGACAACTCGGTCGGGTTCAGCAGCGCCTGCCATGTGATCCCGGCCGGCTTCTCGAATTTCACGTCGGTATAGGCGTCGATGGTGAGCTTGGTGAGCTGTGTGGCGGTCAGATTCACCGGTCCCACTCCCTGCGCAGTACCTCGAGCACCCGCTCCACCGCCCGACGCACGATCAGGTCGATGTCCGTGTCGGTCCGCTGGGTGCCCTGCGCCGCGGCCTCCTCGGAGGAAGGCGGCGTGACGGACTCCGTGACGATCTCGGAGATGTAGACCGGCATGTCAGAGCGCCTTCTTGAGTACCAGGCCGTGGTGGGCGATCTCGATGGACTCGATCGCTACCGCCGAGGACTGGGCGTCCAGTTCCGGGCCGGTGAGCTTCGCCGGCCAGCCTCGCGTGAACGCCCAGACTCGTGCTGGAGAGAGGACACCGTCGACGGTGCTCATCAGCACGACAGTCCCGTCCCGGGGGGCGACGAGCCCGGTGGCATAGAACTCGTAGAACCAGTCCCACAGCTCCTGCATCGGCCCGGCGCCTTGGTTGAGGACCAGGTTCGGGAACGAAGTACGTGTCGGGAATCGGTGGGCAAAGCGGTTCTCGCCGCCCTCCTGATACTCCTCGACGCTTAGCTCTCCCGCTAGACCTGAGCACTTGGAGAAGTTCACCGAGGCGAGGCCGTCGATGGCGAGCATGAAGTGCGCCGTAATGAACGGCAGGGCAATGGGTGAGGCGAGCGGCGCCATGTCACGACGTCTCGATCTCGATGCGCTCGCAGGCGAACTCCACGGACTCGATCGCGACGTCTGTGCCGGTCGATTTCAGGCCGGGCCCCTCGAGCTTGACCGGCCAGGCGGCCGAGATCTTCCAGGTCATCGCCGGGTTCCCCTCCTCGTTAAGCAGGCTCACCGTGACGTCGCGGCGGTCGACGTCACCGATGGTGACCGAGTTGAACCACTCGAACAGCCCGTTGCCCGCATCCAGCGGCGCGATGCCGCGCTTCAGGGTGACATTTGAGAACTTGCGCAGGCCAGGCTGCTTGTGGGTGGCGAACTGCGGGTCCGACCCGCCGCGGTACTCGACGACCTCGGCTTCCATGGTGAGGCCGCTGACCTCAGAGAAGTTGACGGTGTTCCGGGCGTCACCCCAGCTCACCGAGAAGTGCAGGGTGGTCAAGGGATACATGTCGTTGCTCCTCTACGGCTCACTCGGACAGCCGCTTGTGGCTGAAGCGGAAGACCACGAACTCGGCGGGCTTGGCCGGCGCGATGGCGACCTCGGTGATGATCAGACCGAGGTCGATATCGGTCTCGGTCATGGTCTCGCCGAGCCCGACGCGGACCCGGTAAGCCTGCTCCGGCTTGGTGCCGGCGAGGGCCCCGGCGCGCCATTGCTGGTCGAGGAAGTTCTCGACCGAGACCTTGATCCGGATCCAGGTCTGCGCGGTATTAGGCTCGAAGACCACCCACTGGGTGGCGTTCTCAACCGAGACCTCGATCATGTTGAACAGCCGGCGGACGTTGATGTAGCGCCAGGTGGTGTCGTCGGTCGCGTTGCGGGCCCCCCACAGCAGGGTGCCGCGGCCGGGGAATGCCCGGATCAAGTTGACCCCGCCCGGGTTGAGCAGGTCCTGACGTCTCGTCGTATACGTCTGAGTGAGCCCGACGATCCCGGTCACAGCCTCGTTGCCCGGCGCCTTGTGGACCCCGCGTGTCCGGTCGGTGCGCGCAAACACACCGGCCACAAAGCCCGACGGCGGCACAGTCGTGAAGCGGTCGATCGAGTCCGGATCGATGGTGACGATGCTGAGATGGGGCGCGTACAGCGCGGCGTAGGTGCTGGACAGGTTGGTGTTGCGCCAGCTCAGGAGGTCGGTATCGGCCAGGTCGGGCGCATCGACGATCGCGAACCTGCGGAAGTTCTCGCAGTGCGTGATGATCTGGCCGACCAGGTCGGCCTGCAGCAATGGGTCGTCAACGGTGAGCGCGTCCGGGCAAATCACCATCGCCGGCTCCTGTTGCTCCTCCAGCCTGGTCAGACCCTGACGGAAGTCGTCATTCGCCGGCGCCTTGTCCGCGCCGATCATGTCGGCCGTCACATAGAAGGGTGCGGCTTGCAGCGAGACCCCTGGTGCTGCCGCGGCACGCGGCGACACCGTGATGAGGGCGGAGGTGCCGTTGATCACGTCGTCTTTGGCGTAGTACTGCGGGTGCTCGTTGCTCAGGGACAGTCCGGTGAACTGCTCGGTGAGCACACCGTCGACGGACACGCTGATCGCGAACCGCGACGCCACCACCGTGGCGTTCTCTACGGAGAAGACGCCGAACCGGGTTTGCGACTGGTCTGACACGGCCGTACCCGGAGCGAACTGAAGTACGTAGGTGTCGCCACCCGCCGACACGACATTGGTGATCGGCGCAAAGGCGGTGCCAAGACCCAGGCAGTCCCCCACCCTGGGCGCCAGAAGGCAACGGACGGCGATTCCCTGGTCAGCACTGGCGCCCAGGGTGAAGGTGGCGTTGGTGTAGGTGTCTGTTGCTACAGGTGCCGGTGCCAGGGAGAAGCTGTTGGCGGTCCGAGTCGCCACGATGTTGGGGGCACCCGCGCCGGTATAGGTGACCTGAGCGCCGGTCGGCAGGAAGCCGTACGCCGCCGACACGTCGCTTGTGCTGAGGTTGGTGATGTTCAGGCCGGTGTCGGCGAGCAGGACCGCCACGACAGGGGCGTTAACGGTGACCGGCCCGCTCGGCGGCGCCGTGGACCCGACGATCTCGAACCGGTTGACGATCCAGGTGCCCGTGCGACCGTCAGTCATCGTGATCCGCGCGACGGCGCTCTGTGGAGCGCTCGCCGACAGGTCCCCTGAGACGGGGGCGGTAAGCGGGCGCTCGAACGTGAGCGCCGACATGGCGACGTTGGTGGCCGGCGGAGTCCCTGAGGGTGTGCCGGCGACGGTCGCGACGGCGCGGTAGTCCGCCCGTCTGAGGACGAAGGCTGAGCCGGGAACGTTGCCGAGAGTGCCATCGAGTGTCAGCGTGACCGCGCTGCCCGCGACCGTGAGGCCGGTGACCACCGCGCTGGAGCGGGCACCGTTGGGGGCGGTGGCCACCACGACGTCGCCGGCCTTGAACCCCTTGCCGGAGGCGAGGAAGACAGAGGACTTGGTGTTCACGGCGGCACTGGCGACGACCGAGCCGGCAGCCATCGACGCGGAGCCGCTGGCGGTGAGCTCGATGCTGGTGGGCGTCAGAGACACCACCGTGGCGGCCACCGGCGCACTGACCGCCCCCGAGCTCGGGATCGGTACGAGGACGAGGTCGTCACCCGGCTTCAGTCCCGTGGTCGAGCTGGTCTGGAGGGTGAAGTTGCCGACGTTGGTCACCGTCACGGTCGGTCCGGTGGTAGTGGCGCGGTAAAAGCTTCCCGATGCGCCGGACTCGTCCGGGCTGACCGCGATGGTGAGCGCGTTGCCCCATGTCCCCGGCGAGCTCGCGGCGACGCTGAAGCTCTCCGTCCCGCCCACATCGAAGGTCTTCCACGAAGCCCCCGTCGACGGGTCCACCCGGACGACCCAGGCCGCCGGGCCACCGTTCTCGAAGAACCCAAAGACCGACTCGCCAGTGAAGCCCCGGGAGGTAGCGGCACCGAAGGTTCGCACGAAGTCGGGCCAGCTGATGATGCGGGTCGGTTCGAGCGCAGGCCCCTTGCGTGTGGTGCCCAGGATGGCGACCACGCTTGTCGGCGCGGCGGCGATCGGCTGCGGCCCGGACGGGACCTCCTCGATGTACACCCCCGGTGATAGGTATGTCGTCGCCACGGTGCCCTCCTCGGCTCGTGATCAGGTGGTGTCGACCAGATGGACTCGGGTCGTGGTTGATGTCAGGTCGACGGACAGCGTCCGGACCAGTTGCCCGTCAATGAGCAGGTCGCTGGGTGTGAACTGTTGCGTCCACTCCACCGCAGCCGACCGGTAAGTTCCCGGCGCCGTCTCCGGCAGCGCAAGCGTCGGCTTCGGGTCGGGACCCGAGGTGGCGCGGGCGATGACGGTGCGTCCAGTGCGGGGCGCTGCGGTGGACATTGTGGTGAGAACGACTTCAAGGGTCATCTGCACCGGATGCAGGGTGACGTCGGTGGCGGCTGTCGTGAGGTCGACAACCACGGTGTGCGGTGGCTGATCGTCCTCAGGCGGGAAGTCGAGAAGCTCAGCGAGCCGACCGTCGAGCAGGGTGACGGCGAGCGTGGGAAGCACCGAGGGATCGGCGACGTCGTCCCGCTTGGTCACCACGACGGTGTCGCCTGCGGTGCGTACTCCCCACCCCAGGTGTTGCGTGGTGAGCCAGGCGGTCACCGGACCGATGGCCTCCCCGGTGGAGGCGTGTATCAGCCGTACCTGGTTGCGCAGCAGGGTTGTCGTCGTGGCGAGCATCACGGCACCGTCACGTAGTCGATCCGATGCTGACGGACGCGGCCGTAGCCTTCGCGCTCCAGGACCGGGATGGGCGCGACGTCGACCTCGTAGAACAAGGAGACACGACCGGCACGGCCGAGCGCTCCCCAGACCATGTTGCGTTGCTCATGGCTGAGGCCGACCAGGCGGACCGTGATGCTGTCCACTTCGTCCGCCAGCGGAGGCTGGAGGTCCTGCGACCGGAGGATCGGGGTGGTGTGGAATGCCTGGACGATGCGGCCGAGGCGAAGCTGGGCCTCGTCGTGATCGCCGACGTAGGTGGCGAGATAGTGCAGCTTCAATGACAGGGGCGCGCGGACGAGGCCAGCGTTGCCCTCAACGAGGGGCCGGTTGCGCATGTAGTCGTGTTCCTCGACCGCGATCAGCGCGAAGATGCCCTTCTTGTCGGGTAGCGCCGTGTCACCCTGCGACAGCGAGTGGAGGACGACCCAGATGCCGAGGTCCGGGGTCGCCTGGTGAATTACGTCGACGAGAGCATCGGTGATCTCGAGGATCATGATCGCTCCCACCGTCGCGGGGAGATGCCATCAGCGTCGAGTCGCGCAGCGATGATGCGCTCGATCTCGGCGCACGATCCCACGTAATGCTCCTCGTCGGCCGCCACGTCGCGTATGCGGGCCCGGATGATCACGGGCAGTCCTTCGACGTCTCGGGGTTCAGCCCAGATGTCAATCAGGAACCGGCGTCTCCACATCCTCGCCATCCGTCAGCGATCTTCTGCTCAAGGAAGGCTGGCAGGCCGGGCTCACCGGACGATCACCATCAGCGTCACCGAACGATCACGACATGGGCGTATGGGGTAAGCGACGCGCCAGCGTAGACGGCCGACAGCGCGAAAGTTGGTGACTGGCTTGATGTATCGGCGTCGCTAGCGCAGATTGCGAAGCTCGTCCAGTGCAGAATCGACCGACGCCGCCAGGCGTGTCACGTGGGCGCGCGCGCGTTCGAGTTCGGTGACGAGCGCAGCGAAATGCACGTCGTCGCCACTTCTCCCCTGGACGATCTGCAGCCGCAGCGCCACGGTCTCAGGCATCGGGTCGGTGCCGAGTTCCTGGCGAAGAAGTAGACGACATCTCTCGAACTGGCTCTCCGCCAAATCGATACGGCCGGCGGCGGTGTATGCCTTCATCAGATGACGGTGCACATCCTCGCGAAGTGGCTCCAGGTCGAGCGCGAGATGCCCGTACTTGGTGACGGCTTCGACTTCGCCGCAGGTGCCATAGTGCTGGATGAGATAATCCAGGGCCGTGAGGTAGACATTCTCGATCCGGTAGCGGTCCGTCAGCACCCAGTCGTCGTCGCAGGACTCCAGAAGCGGCCCATGATGCAAGCCGACCGCTCTCACCAGGCGGTCGGTGTCCGCCTCGCTCAAGGTCGTGGGTCTGTGTCCCAGGACAGGTCCCACCAGATTCTCGAATACAGACACGTCGACCGTGAAGTCCGCCTCGGTATCGAGGCCAATACTCCTGACCCCTCGGCAGACGACCAGATCAGCCCCGGTCCTCGAGCGCATCTCTACCCTGAGGCGCCACAGCGCCGTGTTGAATCGGCGCCGTGCCACCGGTTCTGGACAGTCGGCAAAGAACTGCACGGCCGCAGCAGATCTCGGTCGGCCGTCGTCTGGGGCCAGCGCCAGGTAGGCGCACAACATGGTCGCCCCTGGCGAGAGGTCAACGGGCCTCTCGTCCTTGAACAGAGCTGGCTGCCCAAGGAGCCTCAGGCTGAGTTGGTCGGCGCGCTCACGATCCTGCGGTGCAAGACGCTGACGCTGCCGTGGCGCAGCCTGCTGAGCTGCCCGGAAAGGGTCATCATCCCCGAGCATGCTTCCCCCCACCGCTATGCCGGCTCACCTGAAGGAAGTAACGGGATGCCCATGTCCGGTTGACCTACAGGTCAAGCCCTTCACAGAAAGAATGCGCCTCAGAACGAGTCCCGTCAAACCGGCTTGCGGTCCACCGAGATGTGCGGATCTCCAATGCCTCGGGCGCCCATCAGGGCAAGACCGCCATCTCAGGCCGTGGGCGGCCTGCTCTGCGGCTGGCCGCCTGGCGGGCGGTCTGGGGCGGCAATGCCGAACAACCCTCATGCTGCAGACCGGGTGATGACTTGCCGCCGTACGCCTCATTCCTGACGCACGAGTTCTGTGTACCCAGCGACGAGGGTCGCCCGAGCCGGAGGCAAACGCGTGCAGCAGCACGTCGAGTTCGGTGTCAGTCAACGGTGGCGTCGTCAGGCCGGAGGTTGCCGCCTCGCGCAACGCGGCGCGAACCTGGTCAGGGGTGGCGCTGGGCGGCTGGCGGGCCAGCGCGGCGGAGAACGCGGCGTCCACGTCAGGCTGAGTGCCGATGACGCTGTCGATGACGTCACTGACGATCGCAGTGCGCATCACGACGTTGCCGGCCCATACCGCGTCTGTGGCCCCAGCTCCGTCTAATAGGTCCATTTGGCTGCGTCAGCGCCCGGCGCGGCACGCTCCCAGGGCTCCATCGAGGAGCCACTCCGGCCCCATCCGGCGCATACGGGAAATCCCGAATGATCGGGCGCCTTGATGCGCCGCCGTCGGGCACGATGGCACGGTCGGCACGGCTCGCCGCAAAGGAGTTCCCTAATTTGCGGCCCGCTTGCCAGGGGTGAGACCCTCGCCGAGGAGATCATCACTGACAGCGGAGGCCTCCCCGTCTCCGGCCGACCCCGGACTGCTCCAGGAGCTCGGCCGACGCCCTGGAGGGCGGCTCCCGCCACGAAGCCGCAGCGGCGGGTCACTACACATTGCCTCAAGGACACCCGGCCTCGTGGTCAGCCTCTAGCCAGTCATATGTGATCTGTGGGGTTCCCGGCGGCTCTGCGAGCAGAGATGGCAGCGAGAACCATCAGCAGCGCCCCCAATAGCGCCACTGCCACTAGCCCCAAGACTATGTACGTCGACAGGTATTTGATATTCCAGAAAACACCGTTGTCTTTGTGACTGTAACCAATACGGTGAGGGACTTTCGCGAGGAGAATAACGCACCCGGCTAGAGCGAGTAGGAGACCAAACCAGAACCGTCGATAGCTGACGAGTCGGCGCTGCCAGGGTACCGGAGATATGCCGCGCATCTGGATTGGCGGAGTAGCCGACAAATCTGATTCGGCACCATCAGCCATTCCGCGCGGCGTCGATGCTCCGGCCCGTGGACGGGATGCGGACCGGGCACTGGTGTCAGGGCCGTATTCGGCCGCATTGCGGTGAGTCGATTGTGGCGGAGGACCGCTGCCGGGCTCGCCCTTAATAGCCTCGGCGCGGCCCGATGGTTCGAGAAAGCCAGCCTCCTGGCGGAACCGGTCATCTGGCTGCTGCGCGGCCTTTTCTGGATCCTTGGCAAGGGGGTGCGTTTCGCGGCGGCCACGCTCGGCGAGTTCGCCAGCGACACGGGCGGCTGCGGTCCCGGACGATACCTGGAGCGCTACGCGCGCGAGCGCGGCCACTCTGTCGATGTCCCCGACAGCGATCCGCTCAAGTGCCTGTCGCGCGGTAAGCACGATGCTGGGTCCAGCTGTATCAAGCAGTCCGGCGAGCTCAACGACGCCCGCCTCGCGGACACGGGGCCGCGGGCTGTCAAGCATGATCCGGAGATCTTCCGGCAAGGCCGCGGGTGCAATGACAGCGCCGCGGACGCTGTGTGCGATCAGGAGGTCGCCTTCGGCGCCGTAGGTCCACAGTTCGGGGGTCTGGCGGGGCTCGACTGAGCGGACGGTCTCATACAGGTGGTGATACAAATCGGTGACGGTGATCATCCCGTCTCGGTCCCGGTCGGCGTCTCCGGTGGCCAGCCCTTCAATGATCGCTTTGGTGAAGACGGATGGCACACCCTCACCGGATGGCTGCTCGCCCTCAAAGGAGTATTCGGTGCCGCGCGACGCGGTGAGAACCACCCGGCCACGGCCGTGCGGCTCGAAACGATGCTGGAGCGCTAGCGGCGGGTCGCCTTTGCTGCCACGGGCGAAGGCACCGCTGTGGCAGCAATCCAGCACAACCACCTGGCGGCGGGCGCGGCAATCTTCCAGCCGCTCGTTGAGCCACGCTGCGGGCACAGCGGTGGCTGCGAGGCGCAGGCGGCGGGTGTTAACGGCGGCGTAATACAGTCGGCCGTAGTCATCGAGCACACCGTGACAGGACAGGTAGATCAGCAACTGGTCATCCGGATGACGGTCACAGCAGAAGTCTTCGATTCCCTCCTGAACCTCGCCGGAACTGGCATTAACCAGCGTCTGGACGTCGAAGCCGCCGATCCGCGGATCGCCCAGCACCTCTTCCAGATCGCAGGCGTCCCGCCCTGGAGAACGCAACTGCCGAAGTGCCGGGTCGCGGTAGTCGAAGGTGGCGATGAGCAGCGCCACCCGACGGCTGGTCGTGTCAGTCGGCATGGGCATGACGATTCACCCACAGGTCAATGAGCCGTTGTTGCTCGGCTGAACTCACGCTGGTCAGCTCAAGCGAGTCACCGTCAAGAGTGAGTGTGATGCTGCGATTCTGCTTGCGGCCCAGCCAGGACCGCGCTGTGTCAACCAGCGACCGGAGAATATTGGAGTCGGCGAACTGGACCAGCAGCCCACCGAAAGCCAGCAGATTTATGCCCTTCGCATTCACCGGGACCTCACCTGTTCCTGCCGGCTTGACCGCGATGACATCGAGATCCAGCAGCTGATGGCGTAGCCGGATGGTGAGCTGGGCCATCTCTTCAGCGTCGATATCGCGGTTGGGCGACAACTCGACCCACAACTCCCTCAGCGGCTCTGCCATCACTCCTCCGCTCCCCTCCCTGACCCAGGCCGCATCCTGTCTCGACTTGTGTTGCTCGTGGCCTGCGCGGATCCGGGATGTGACTTAGCTGCCGCCGAAACGGCGAAATGTAACTGGCGGATAGGCTGGCCGAAGACGCATTGCCCCGCCAGGCTCACCGAGATATCCCTACAGCACCGAGCAGATCGCGCTTCTCACTCAACTTCACATACCTCACTCACACCCCGGCCTAAGCCGCCCCGGATCTGATTCCAGGAGCAGGCACGCCTCTTCACTTGTATAGAGCACAGGCCGGCAGCGCTGATACGTGACCGAGTTCGTCATGCATCCCCTCCAGGCAACTCGCTCCCGACTTGTGCGGCCTGACCTCCCGGATTGTCATCGCCGGGGCGAACCCATACCGATGCCCCAGGATCAGCACATACAGGTCACCCGGCGACATCGTCCAGACGGCTCTCACGCACAGTCTCGCTACTGGGTAAGTGACTGGCGACCGCCTGATGCCACGCCGCCCCAGCGTTCGCGGAATATCGCGAGCAAGATTATCGGGCACAGCTCCCCCCGGACGGCTAAACAAGACCTGCGCACACCCGGGCAGCCAACAATCCGAGAACCCTCAGGTCTCACAAGCCGAGACTCCTCCTGCTGCCCTAATACCCAGCCGATAGTCAAATAAGATAAAGTCTTAGTAAATAGTTTCACTCTGGCATGCATCGGCAGGAATCGCCCACATCCATCCAGCCGATGTTCTCTTCGGTGGCTCCCCAGCTGCCGACGCAACATCTGGGCACCGGCACTCCACACGATCAAGCGCGGCACTCGGCCGAAGAGCCGTCCGGTAGCGACTAACGATGCCTCGCGGCGCGTGCCAGCCCTCAGACCGGCCGGTGTCATGCGCTGCCCATGGGTACGCAGGTAACCCGGCATGGAGCCCCCTCTGACCAACCACCATCCCGCATGGATATCAGCGCAACGACGGCCCCAGAGCGATCCAGAGCGGCTGATGCTGAGGTGGCCAGCATCGTTAATCGGCGGCAGGTGTTCCGTCGGATTTCAGTAAGCTGCTACGCAACAAGCTTCCAGAGGACTCAATCAGCCACTGGAAACTGATGTCGGATTCCGCAACCGGCCGACGCCACGCATCTTGTCCGCTACTCGATCGACGCAGATTCGAACTCACAAGGGCCTCCACCGCACCGTCAGCCACTCAAGTTTAGGAGAGTATTAGGATTCCTCTAATTAGAGCAATGTATTCGTAAAAAGTGGGCCGCAAATTGCATCTATACCACCGGCTCTGGCTCTGTGAGAATAAAAGCACGAGACGGGTTGAGCCCGCGTTCGCGAGGCATACACATCTGGGGGGGTGGCTGGCTGTGTATACAGACAAGCTGGACGGGACGGTGCCCTATCGTGAGCGTCTTGCCCCTGCTCTCCTGCACCTTATCGGCGGCGGCCCTTATCTGACCGTGGGCGGACAGCGCCGTGAGGTGCCCGAGGGGAGCAAGCAGTTGCTCGTGCTCGTTGCCTTGCGCCGGAGGCGTATCGAGCGCCGCTGGGCGGCAGGAACTCTATGGCCCTTCGTTGATGAAGAACGGGCGGCAGGCAACCTCCGGTCTGCGTTGTGGCGATTGCGCCGCGCTAGGATCGACGTGCTGGTGGGCGACAGGTGGTCACTGGCACTGAGCACGGATGTGCTCGTTGACCTTCACCTTATGGATGAGTGCGCATCGCGCTTGATCGAAGGGAAAGCCGAGGACGGCGACCTCGCGATCTCAGCATCCTGGACTGAGGCTCTCGATTTCCTGCCCGGCTGGTACGACGACTGGGCGCTGATTGAACGCGAGCGGATAAGACAACGCCTCCTGCATGCACTCGAGGCGCTCAGCGAAAAGCTAGTCAGCATGGGCCGCTTTGCTGATGCCGTTGAAGCAGCGATTCTTGCGGTCAGCGCCGAACCGCTTCGGGAAAGTGCCCAACGGGCCCTGATCGCGGCGCACATCGCCGAGGGGAATTTGGCAGAAGCGCGGCGTTCCTATCGATCATATTGTGACCTATTACGCCAGGAGCTCGGTGTAGCCCCGTCGGGCGATCTGCTGGCTGTCCTTCGCGATTCCTCGGCCCGCCGCCCGCTCGCCGGCCCTAGCATTGCCCTCACGCAGGACGCGGACTGTTCGTTGAACGCGCGGCGCCGTCTAGCGTGAACCTATGCGTTTCCTCCCGGTAGCTGGCAACCCCGGTGCGATCATCCGGCCGCGCGGGCAGCTACGTGTGTCACCTAACGATACGCTGGAGCACGGCTGTCCTTAGCACTTCCAGCCGATGGTTTTCGCGTCTCGTCTTGCATCAAAAGCTCCTGGGCGCTCAGCTCGTAGGCCAGAAAGGCGCGTCCAGGCTTACCTAACGTAGAGAAAGCGCGGCCGTGTCGAGAAGACGCTCTCAGGCCACACGGGAGGTTTGACCGCTTGAACCCCTGGCCGTTCTAGTTGACCGAACGCTTCTTTCCCTCATGGCCCATCCCTCCTGGCCCGCCGTGGCATCGTGTCGCCCGTCCCGTCACCGCCGCGTCACCAAGGCGCCTGACGCGCCGCGGATGCCGGTAGGCTCCCGCGAACGATGGGCGCTGATGGCCAGGTAGCCAGATCGCTGGTGTCAGGCAACGGTCCGGTGACAGTCAGCTGTACAGACTGTCGCCCATGCCGAGGCATCGACCACGAGTCGCGGTGTGCATCCTCCGGGTAGAAGCGGAACCGGAGGGGAGGCTGGTCATAACCATGACCGTCAATCGCGACATTGTTGCTGCAACCGCCCAAACGGTCATCCACTTTACCGACATCAGGGACGCGTCTGCTGCTGCTACAGAGTTTCTGGAGTCCTTCGCTCAAGAAATCCAGTCCTGAAAGGTACCCATCGCGCGGTCTCTTGTTCCGTCATGGTGACACTCGGGTGACGCTACGGTGCGTACCGTCGCATTGAGTCGCTTCTCTGGCGGGGAGAGAGCCATGGACGCACATCAAGGCGACTTGCCAAGCCACTGCGACAGCCAGCTTCACGCGCCAGTGGTACACCTGTTCGCCGGCCCATACGTAACGGTGGGGACGCGGCGCCAAGAGGTGCCCGAAGGGAGTAAGCAGCTGCTGGCGTTCGTCGCGTTGCGACGCAGACGGGTTGACCGCCGCCACGCCGCGGGAACCTTGTGGCCGTTAGGCAATGAGGAGCGGGCGGCAGGCAATCTCCGGTCTGCGTTGTGGAGACTTCGCCGGGCAGGAATCAACGTCCTCGTAGCGGACAAACGGTCTCTAGGGTTGTGCGCGCACGCAATCGTGGACCTTCATACGATTGACAAGTGGGCAACGCGGCTAATCCAGGGAACCGCAGTCGCGCATGACCTCACTATTTCACCGGCCGTATTCGACGCCCTGGATCTACTACCAGGATGGTATGACGATTGGGCGCTCATGGAGCGCGAGCGTGTGAGGCAGCGTCTCCTGCATGCGCTAGAGGCACTCAGCGGACGCCTGGTGAGCCTGGGCCGCTTCGGTGAAGCGATCGAGGCCGCGTTGCTAGCGATAAGCGTCGATCCGCTGCGGGAGAGCGCCCACCGGGCACTAATCGCAGTTCATATTGCGGAACGGAATGTCACGGAAGCACGGCGTAGCTACGTGCTGTACCGTGATTTGGTCCGCCAGGAACTCGGCCTTGAACCATCAGGCGATCTGTCGGCCCTTCTTCGGGCCGGCCAGAATGGTCCGGCCGACGGCAGGCCCTGGGCCGCCGGAGGACAGCCGGGCAGCACAAGGTCGTTGGAGGCAGCCGCGTCGCGATCGACAAAGCCGACAGCGCGTAACCACCTACGGAGCAACCTGTTGTCGCCCCAACCTCGATAGCATCGGCAGCGAATCTTCTTGTGCGCCGTTGCCGTAGGTGCCAGGTTGGCTGAGCGTCAACGAGTACACCCCGGGGAGGCGTTAACAGCGCAGGTAAGCGACGCTGTCCGGCAGAGTTGTTGTGAGGAAACGGAAACGAGGCGCCTATGCGACGGTACTCGCGTTGCAGTGCTGCGATCATGTCGGCGCCGTTGACCGGGCTGTCCCGCTCGAATGAGAGCAGCACGGCGTGGAGCGACGCGCTGCGGATTTGCGCGCCGGTGAGGACACAACGGCGAGCAACGTCCTGCAGGAGGCTCGGCTCGATCTCGTGATCGTCAGGCAGGTGCGCGCGCCAGAGGTGCCACCGCAGGTCAGCATCGGGCGGCACGAATTCGATCGTGGTCTCGATACGGCGCAGGAAGGCAGGATCGATCCGGCTTCCGGCATTCGTGGTAACGACGACGATCCCGTCGAAGGTCTCCAGGCGCTGCAGGAGAAAGTTGGTTTCCAGGTTGGCGTAGCGGTCGTTGGCGTTGCTGACCTCGGTACGGCGGGTCATCAGCGCGTCTCCCTCATCGAATAGCAACAGCACGTCGAGTTCCTCGGCGCGCGCTAGCACCTTGTCAAGGTTGCGCTCGGTCTCGCCGATGTATTTATTGACCACCGATGCGAGGTCGAGGCGGTAGAGGTCCAGGTTCAGCCGGGCTGCCAGGTATCGCGCCGCCAGCGTCTTCCCGGTGCCGCTCGGCCCGCTGAACAGGGCGCGGACCCCGCGGTTAACGGTTCCGTGGTGGGCGCCGTCGGCCGTGGCCAGACGTTCCCGCTGACGGCAGCGAGCCAGCAAGGTGGCAAGTTCGTCGGCCGCAGACGCGCTCAGCACCGGTGCGGTGCCGGTCAGCGGGTCGAGCCGGGTTGCGAGTGTCTCCAGCGTCTGCCGCTGCAGCATGCGGGTGGCGGCCCTGACGTCAGCCACGGTGACCAGGGCGCGCCCATCGGTGGCCGCAGTGGCGTGGGCGAGTTGCCCAGCTCTCCGGATATGGCCCGGGGTGAGCAGGAAGGACCGGACGATCTGCTCAGCGTCCGCGGGTGAGAGGACCGCAGAACTGCCCCACAGGTCGCGCCGGTCGGCGGCACCACACGGCCCGAGCACAAAGCTCACGGCTCGTTCGGTCAACGGCCCGGATAGCCCGCCACTGCGCCCGAGCACCAGGCCCACCGGACGTTCCAGCCCTGGCATGCTCGGCAACTGCAGGGTCTCGCCCGGCCCGGGTGCGGCCAGTACCACGGGGAAGGCATCGCCGAGTTCGGCGAGCGGGGCCAGCAGCCGCCACCCCGCATCCCCTGGCACGCCCTCGTGCACAAGCACGGGCCGGCGGAGTGCGCGGGCCACCGCGCCCAGCAGGGTCAGCCGGCCGCTCCCCTCCATCCCGCGCACCACGATGGCTGATACACCACCGGCCCGCACCAGTTCTGGCAGCCGCCTTGCCGTGATAGTCAGCTCGCCGCTGAGCTTGACGTCGGTCAGCTCGGGGAAGGAAGCAGCTTGCCGGAAGGTCAGGGTGGCGGGCAAGGATGCGGGCACGATCCGGCCGTGGTGCAGCAGGTCCCAGATCGCGATGGGTAGCCGCAGGATCCACTCTGAGCGCGGGCCGTCGAGGTTATCGATCTCGATCAGTCCGCGATTAGCCAGCGCCTGCGCGCGTTCATGCAGGTCGGCACCGCTCTCGTCGGGGTCGGCGAGCAGCCAGCCCAGCAGCCCCAGGCACGGGCGGCGCGCTGGGAGCGGATCTTGCAGCTCAGCGAACAGCGCGCCGAAGCGGATATCGTCTTCGATCAACCCGGCGCCGACAAGCAGCCGGGCATCGCGGCGGTCCAGTTTGCGCAGTGGCAACGGAACCGCAGCTTCGGCCTCGAACGCGTCGAGCTCAGCGTCCCAGAAAACAGCATGGGTATCGTCTTTCTCGGCCAGCCAGGCAGGCACGTCCGCACCGATACGGCGCACGATGCGATTGATCGCCGAGCCGCGGTGCAGGTCGGCGTGCTGAGCGGCTAGCCCGATGAAGGTGTGCAGACCAGACCGCTGCCCCGACTGCGAAGGCGTCGGCCGGGATGCCGCCATGGGTCAGCTCCTGCTCGCGGGTTGCGGGCTCGCGGCCACATTCCTACGGGGCCGTGGCTGCCGCGTCACGGCCCCGTCACTGGGCGTCCGCGACCGCACGCGAGCGCGCCAGAACGCTTCCGCGGCCGAGAAGGCGCCGTGACAGCACGGTGACGTACCGGACACGCGGTCCTGGCACTGTCCCGGGTGATTGTCCCGCCGTCGGATAGGTCGATGATGGCTACATTTCAGGCGATCGGCTCGGTAGCCGAGGCCGTGGCCCGCCTCCTGGGCCAGGCCTGGCAGCCCTCGCTGCTGAACGATGTCGAGGCGCGGTTCGAGGTGTACCAGGGCAAGGACTTCTCCGCGCCGATGGACGCGGGGGTGTCGGTCTTCGTGTACCAGGTCGGTGTTAACAAGGTGCAGCGAACACTGCCGCCGTCTGACCCGCAGCACCGGCGGCCGCTCCCGCTCGACATCTGGCTCCTGCTTACCGCCTGGGCCCAGGACGCTTCGATGGAACACGCCATCCTCGGCTGGGCCATGCGCGCGATTGACGACAACCCCATCCTGTCGTCGGGGTTCCTGAATGCCTATATCCCCGGGGTGTTCCGGCCAGAAGAGACTGTCGAGCTGACGTTGGCGGAGCTTACAAACGATGAGATCTTCCAGCTCTGGCAGGTCCTCCCGAACAGCCTGCAACTATCAGCTCCGTACGTGGCCCGCGTCGTCCGAGTGGAGTCCGAGCTGGCGGTCACTCAAGGCGGGCCGGTGTTCACCCGCGAGCTCGAGTTCGGGACGTTGCCATGAGCGTCCTGGAGACAACCGCCTACCGCGCTCCGCTCAGCCTGCAGTTCACCGACTCGGTCAGCGGGTCGCCGGTGGCTGACGGCCTGGTGGTCACCGGGTGGCCAGTCGGCGACCCAGGTGCCGCCCGGCTGGCCGCCTGGTCCCCCGCGTCGCCCATCCTGGGATTCGGACGGCTTCCCGGCCTCGCCCGCTACGAAGAGGCGCGGACCGAGGATCCGGCGACCTTCGCCTGGCCGGCGCCAGGCCAGGCATTGCCGTTCGAGGTTCGCGTGAACGACTCGCTCGGGCGCTACCTTCCTGAGCTGCTCGCTATCACGGTCCCTCAGCCTAGCTTGGCCACTCCCGTCCTGTACTCGGCACCGACCCGGCCGGTACCCTCGGGCTTCGCCACCGTCAGCGGCGAGGTACGGACGGCGGCCACCGCGGAGCCGGCCGCGTGGGCCGTCGTCCAGATCGACGCCGACTCGGCCAGCTACGTGACGCTGGCCGATCAGCTCGGACGCTACGTCGTCTTCCTCCCCTATCCCGAGGCGTTGCCGCCGCTTGGCGGTTCGCCTCCTGGCACCCCGCTGACGTGGCCACTCACTGTCTCGGTGTGCTACCAGCCGTCCGCTCAGAACCAGCTCGCCGACGCCACAGCAGGGGACCCCCCCGAACTCGGATCACTGCTCGGGCAGGCCCCAGCCGCCATCCCCATCGGCGGCACACCACAACCCAGCCTCGCCGCCACGCTCACCTTCGGTGTCGTCTTGGTCATGACGCTGGAGGTCGTTTCCGCATGACCCCATCCGATCCGCACCTGGAGGCGGCCACATGCCTCAGTACCTAGCACCAGGCGTATATGTCGAGGAGATCCCGGGCCCGGAGGTTATCCAGGGCGTCGGAACCCAGACGGCCGGGTTCATCGGCCCGTGCCGGTTCGGTCCGACAAGCGGCAGACCGGAGCTCCTGACATCGCTTCTCGACTTCCAGCGCATCTACGGTGACTGGACTGATCTCGAATTCGCCGATACCGGTGACAGCACCAACTACATCGCTCTGGGCGTAAAGGGCTTTTTCGACGAAGGCGGGACCTCCCTGTACGTGTGCCGAACCTTTAACTTCACCGGCAGCCCGACTCCTTCCGATCCGAGTAACTGGCCTGACTACGCCTCCGCTGAGGTGGTCCCGCCGGCCTCGCCGCAGCCCTCGCCATCTCTCACCCTGCGCGCTCGTTTTCCCGGGCTGGCCGGGCAGATGGCGGTGACCTTTACCCTCCAGGTGGGACGCAACGCGCTTATCCCCTCGGGCGGCGTGAACAACCTGACCAGGGTGCACGAATACGAACTGGTCTACGTGGTCTCCGGATCGCCCGCCCAGGAAGCGCTCTACGTCGTGCGGCGTAGCACCGCGACCGGCGCCTGGAACCTCCAGGGGAACGGGGGCCTGCCACTGGACAGCGCCACCGAGGTTTATCCGCTGACCGTCTCGGTGGACGTACAGTTCCCGTCGCTGAACGCCCAGGGCCTGCCCGCCTATGGGCCGTCGCAGAACGTCGGGGTGTTCGGCTTTGATCCGAGGGCGGCCGGAACCGGGATCTCGACCGTGCTCACCGCCAACCCACCCACCCGGTCGCAGGCGCTGACCGTCCCGGTCGCTCTGGAGGGAGTCGACGGTCTGGGCGGGACTTCGGCCTCCGATGACGACATACCCGGCCTCCTCGCCGAAGCCCTGCTCGGCCCGGACATCATCGCGACCGCCCTGGAGTCCAACGTGGCGCTCAGCAAGCGGCAGTTCACCGTCACCCTGGCCGACGGCACGGACGGCAACGCACCGTTTGACCAGATCTACCAGGGAAATCCGGATGGCTTCACGGATTATCAGGGCAGCAACCATTACCAGCCAAACCCGGTCCAGCTGACACAGAACGGGCTGCTGGCGTTCCAGTCGGTCGACGACATCTCCATCGTGGCCGCGCCGGGCGCCGCGACCGGATGGACCACACCCCCCGCGACAGACCTCGGGACGGCCATCAACGACCAGGTCATCTCGCATTGCGAGACAATGCTGTACCGGGTGGCAGCCGTCGACACCCCGCCCGGGCTACTGCCGGCCGATGCCCTGGACTACCGCAACAACCGCTCCTCCAACTACGCCGCCCTGTACTACCCGTGGATCACCATCTCGAGCCCGGTCGACGGCACGCCGCTTAGTGTCCCGCCCGCGGCCTACATGGCCGGAATCTGGGCCCGCAGCGACAACAACTACGGGGTCATCAAGGCGCCGGCTAACGAGGTGGTGCGCTCGGCCACCGACTTTGAGCTGCGCATCAACAAGGCACAGCAAGAGCTGCTTAACCCGGATGGCGTCAACTGCCTGCGCTTCTTTCCTGGCGCCGGCTTCCTTGTCTGGGGAGCCCGGACGATCAGCGACGATCCCGAATGGAAGTACCTGAGCATCCGCCGCTACTTCTGCTATCTCGAGAAGTCGATCGACGAGGGCACCCAATGGGTGGTCTTCGAGGTTAACGGCCCCGCCCTGTGGGACAGAGTACGGCACACGATTGAGGGCTTCTTGCTCGATGAGTGGAAGTCCGGCGCACTTCTCGGGGCTACTCCGGACCAGGCCTACTTCGTCAAATGCGACGCCTCCACCATGACCCAGGACGACCTGGACAACGGGCGGCTGATTTGCCTGATCGGGGTGGCGGCAGCCAAGCCTGCCGAGTTCGTCATCTTCCGCATCGGACAGATTACGGCGTCCGCTAATTCGTAAGGGAGCGACCACATGGCGACCCAACGGCCTGACCCGTACGGCAACTTCAACTTCCTGGTACAGCTCGGCGGCTCCACCACCGTGAACGCTGGGTTCCAGGAGGTGAGCGGGATGAATATCGAGGTCACCTCCGCCGATTACCGGGTGGGCAACTCGCAGGTGAACCACCCAGTGAAGGTGAATGGCGTCTACAAGGTGGGCGATGTCACGCTCAAGCGTGGCCTCATCGGGGCCAATGACCTGTACGTGCTGATCGACGCTATCCGCAAGGGCACCGGCAAGCCCCAGCCAACTGTGCCGATACAGGTTCAGGACGAAGCGCACAAAGGTCCCGTCTTCACCTTCATCCTGGTCAACGCCCGGCCCATCCGCTACACAGCACCCACCTTCAATGCCAAGGGGGGCACCGAGGTGGCCATCGAGGAACTCGTCCTGTCCTGCGAAGACCTGACGGTCGAATGATGCTCACGTACCAGGGACGGCTCCCGGGCGTCGCCTGCGTCCCGGCTCTGCCGGCGGAGACCCAGCCGATCCGCCTGGATGTGCCGGCCTTCGTCGGCCTCGCCGAGCGAGGGCCGCTCAATCAGCCGACGCCAGTCGAGGACATTAACCAGTTCGAGGCGGTGTTTGGTACCGACTTGGTGCTCGCCCAGAGCGCCGGCGTCCCCGTCTACGCCAGCTTGCCCGCCACCGTCCGGTCGTTCTTCGACAACGGTGGCGTGCGCTGCTACGTCGTGCGCGTGGCCGGACCAGACGCCATGGCCGCCCGGTGGCTGATGCCCGGGCTCCGCCAATGGAGCCCGGACGGCACGGTCAGCGAGGTGTTCATCGGCGCGGCATGGCCCGGCGCGTGGTCGACGGGCCTGCAGGTAGGCACCCAGCTTCTCCGCCAGCCGCTCGCCGTCACCGGAGACTTCGTTCCGTCCAGCGTGGACGGGCCGGGGACGCTTCCGCTGTCGGCGGCGTCAGCGCTTGCGGTGGTGCCCGGTGACCTGATCCAGCTCGACCTCGGGCCAAGCTGGCCGGGGCTCTACCTGTGCATTGCCGGCGTCGAGGGGTCTACCCTGACGGCTGGTGCCGAGGTGCCCGTCTCCCTGTCACCCGCAGTGGCTTTGCCAGGGCCGGTGCCGGTGGTCTCGGCCATGCTGCTGCGTTTCGACATGATCGTCCAGCTGGTCCCACCCGGTGCGGGCCTGGGCCAGCAGCTCGAGCAGTGGCCGAACCTGACCTTCAACTCGCCGGGGCCAACGTACTGGCCGGATGTGACCCAGCAGGCTGCAGGGCCTGACCTCAACCGCTCGCTCCTGCTGCGCGCCGACCCGCCGACTCTGGCCCACTCCGGGGTATTCGTCCCGCTCGGCATGGATGAGCTCGGCACGATCGCGGAGTTCGTTGACGCCGAGGTCGGATCGCTGCCGAATCCGGGTGCCTGGGCTGGTAACGACGACCTGCCGACCTTCGATCCTGTCACGCTCTTCCTTGATCCTCATCTGCGCGGCGACAGCATCTATGACCTGATCAACGACGCCAACCAGTACACGGTGCTCTCCTCCGACCCTATTCAGCTGACCGGCATCCACTCGCTGATCGGGGTGGACGAGGTGGCCATGATCTCAGTCCCGGACGTCACCCAACTCGGCTGGAATCCGGCAGCGGCGGCGCCGATGGCCCCCACCGCGACACATGCGGCGCCGGCCCCGCCGGGCCCCGACTGGTCGCGGTTCCAATCCTGCGCCCCGCCCCCGCCCGTCCCCACGGTCACCGCGATCGCGCCGGCTAGCGGACCGGCCACCGGGGGAACGGCGGTCACCATCACCGGGTCCGGCCTATCCGGGGGAACCGTAACATTCGGCGCCACGCCCGCGGCCGTAGCATCGTGCGGAAACATCTCCTGCACGGCCATCTCGCCGGCCGGCTCCGGCACCGTCGATGTGATGGTGACGACCGCCGGAGGGACGAGCACCGCCAGCGTGGCTGACCAGTTCACCTACCGGGCGACCCCGCTGCCTTATCCGGTCCAGAACGACACCGCCTCCTATGACCCGACAGGGCTCATGGAAGTCCAGGTCGCCCTAGTGCAGCTCTGCGCCGCCCGGGCGGATGCCGTGGCCGTGCTCTCGCTGCCCCCGCACTACGGGACGCCCGACTTTCTCGCCTGGTCGCAGCAGCTGGCCAGTGACGGCAGGGTCAGCGGCCCCCCGCTCAGCTTCGCCGCCGCGTGGCACCCATGGATCCAGGTGGTCGAGCCGAGCACGCCCCAGCTGGCGCCGCTGCGCGCCCTTCCTCCCGACGGGCCCGCTACTGGCACGATAGCTGCCAGAGAGAACGCGCGCGGTGCATGGGTCGCACCAGCCAATATCCCATTGCGCGGCGTGGTGGGACTGACGCCGACGCTGGGTCAGGCCGACGAGGTGTCCCTGTTCAATGCGCACGACAACCTCTTCGTCCGCCAACCGGGCGTCTTCGTCGGGCTTAGCGCTCATACCCTCTGCGCCGACCCGACCCTGCTGCAGCTGTCGGTACGCCGCCTCCTGATCTTGTTGCGCAAGATCGCCTTGCAACGGGGGATGCGTTACGTGTTCGCGACGAACAGCGACCGCTTCCGCCAGATGGTGCACCGCAGCTTCGAGCGCCTGCTCACCGCGCTTACTCAGCTCGGGGCCATCGTGAGCTTTCAGGTGGTGACCGACGACGGGGTGAACACACCAGCGGACCTAGCTGACGGGCGGCTGATCGTGAAGTTGCTGGTGGCACCGACCAATCCGGTCGAGTTCATCACGGTGACCTTGCTCAGGGCGAGCGAGGGCTTGCTCGACGTGTTGGAAGGCTGGTAATGACCGACGCGCCGTTTACCGCTTTCCGCTTCGAGGTCGTCCTAGACCTCGAAGATCCCGTCGGCGGGCTCAGCAGCCCCCTCTGCGAAGCGGCCTTCGCCGAGTGCGACGGGCTCGAGATGACGATGGAGCCCAAGACCATCGAATCCGGAGGGGTCAACAACCGCCAGATTCACCTCATCGGCCCAGTCAAGTTCGCGCAGCTGACCCTGAAGCGGGGCATGACGTCAAACCTGCAGCTGTGGACCTGGCTGGCACTCACCGCGCAGGGCACGGTAGCACCGGCATCGGGCACCGTCACCATGTGGGACACCGACTCCACTCCGGTCATCGAATTCGCCCTGCAGAAGTGCCTGCCGGTGCGTATGCGGGCCCCGTCGCTGAACGCCAAGGACGGCCTTGTGGCCGTGGAGGAGCTGGCGCTCGTCTATGAAACCATCTCGGTCACGACACCCGGGGCCGGCGGCGCGGGGGCCGGGGCCGCCGTCGGCGTGGCGGCCGGGCTGTCCGCCAGCGCTTCGGCCGGGCTGTCCGGCAGCGCTTCGGCCGGGCTATCCGCCAGTGCATCGGCCGGGGTCTCTGGCTCCCTGGGAGCCCTGGGAGTCTCTGCTGGGTTGTCGGCTTCGGCTGACGTCTCGGTGAGCGGGGGGATTTCGACATGACGACCCCAGCGAAGCCCGGCTACGGCACAGCCAAGATCACCGAATGGGACCTGGGCGCCCCAGGGGCAGGCATCGGAACCGCCGTCGTCGGCGGGGTAAGCCTAACGGTCGACTTCGACCCACAATCACTCCAACTCAGGTACGCAGTCGGTCGCCTGAATCCCGGGCAGGAAACCCAGGCATCTGGGGTACAGCGCAACAAGGCGCCCGCGCAATGGACAGGCGAGGCCACCACGCTGTCGCTGACGCTGGTTTTTGACAGCACGACCACCGGCCAGTCGGTGCAACAAAAGACCAGTCCGCTGGTGCAGCTGACCCAGCCGCCGGCAGCCACCCCTGGGGCCGAGACGACCACCTCGGCAAAGGTGGTGCAGTTCAGCTGGGGAGCGTTCTCCTTTTTTGGGTCCGTGAGCTCGCTGAGCCAGACCATTGAATATTTCTCCGCGGGAGGCGTGCCACTGCGCGCCACGGTCGAGCTGACATTGCAGCAGGTCGCTCCGGCGGCGGTGAAATCGGGCGCCAGCAGCGGGGCATCGCCGGCCACCAGTTTCGGATCCGGAGTCGGGATCGCCGGCGGCATCTCCGGCGGCATCTCCGGCGGCATCTCCGGCGGCATCTCCGGCGGGATCTCGGGCGGACTCAGCGTCTCCGCAGGCGCCGGGGCCTCGGCAACGCTCGGTGTGTCGGCCTCGGTGGGAACAACCCCGCTCACCCTGAGCGCCGCTGGGGACACGGTGCAAGACATCGCAGCCCAGGCCGGCACCAGCGTCTCGTGGAAGGTCGTAGCTGCGGCGAACAACGTTGACAATCCGCGGCTCCTGCCCCCCGGAACAGTGCTCGACCTGAGTGCCGGGGGGACCGCGAACCTCGTTGCGGGCGCCAGCGTGAGCGCCCAGGTCCAGGCCAACTGAGGAGGCGCCCGTGCCCGTCATCATCAACGAGATCGAAGTGCTCGAGCAGCCGGCCACGGCACAGGCACCTCCGACCAGCCCGGCGCCCCAGCCAGCGCCACCAGCCATCCCCAGCGAAGGGATTCTCCAGCTGCTTCGGGATACCGATGGCCGACAGCGCAGGCTGGTGGCGGACTGAGCATGAGCGCCACCAACGTCGCCTACGTCTCCACCCCGGTGATGAGCCTCGGGGGGCAAGCCGATACCGCCCTGACCAACGACTTGCTGTCCCTGGTGACGGAGGAGACCATCGTCGGAATGGCCTGGTGCGAGGCCCGGTTCAACAACTTCGGCTACCGTAACGGCTCGACGGGATACCTCTATCTAGGGCGGGACCGGATCGACTTCGGCACGCAGATCGGGGTCACTTTCGGGGCGGGCGACCAGAGCCGCCAGGTGTTCACCGGCAACATCAGCGCCATCCAAGCGGACTACCCGGCGGCGGACCCGGCCCAGGTGCTCATCTTCGCCGAGGACAGCCTGCAGGCCTTCCGCTTGGCCCGCCGAACCCGCTCGTTCGAGGATTCCTCGACCGCCGACATCGCAAACCAGCTGGCCAGTGACCATGGCCTGACGCCGTCGGTCGACCTGGAGGGGCCAACGCGGGCGGTAGTCACCCAGGTCAACCAGAGCGACCTGGCATTCCTGCGCTCGCTTGCCCGGGCAGACGACGGAGAGGTATGGCTCGACGGGACCACCCTTCACCTGTCCGCTCGGCCCGATCGCGACGGGGGCAGCTTCGACCTCTTCTATGGCGGAGGCCTGCTGTCCTTGTCGGCGCGCGCGGACCTCGCCGACCAGTGCACCGAGATGAACGTCGCCGGCTGGGATGTTTCAGGCAAGGACGCCATCTTCGAGAGCGCCGACGCCTCGGCGCTCGGCAACGAACTCGGCAGCGACACCTCGGGCTCGTCCATCCTGGCCACGGCGTACGGCGACCGCAAGGAGACGATCGTCAGGGCCGCGCCCCTTGCCGCCGACGGTGCCACCGCACTGGCCAAAGCCGCCTACCTGGAACGCGCCCGCCGCTTCGTCTGCGGCACTGGGCTGACCTACGGGACCGCCCAGATGAGAGTGGGGAGCCGGGTCACCTTGTCCGGCCTCGGCGGCATGCTCAACGGCAGTTATTACGTCACCCGGGCCCGGCACACGTTCGACGTGACGGCGGGCTACCGCACCGAGTTCGACGTGGAACGTCCAGGGATCGGAGCCGCGCAATGACCATGCTCGACGCCAACGACGTCCCGCTCCACCTCGATCGGGCCATGACCTGGCCAGAAGGCCACTATTTCGGCGTTTACCCGGCCACGGTTTCCGGCAACCAGGACCCCTCCGGGCTGGGACGGGTGCAGGTGCGCCTCCCGTGGTCACCCGACTCGGCGGGCGGGCAGTACGAGGTATGGGCCCGGCCGGCCACGCTGATGGCCGGCGCCAACCGGGGCACGTGGTTCATCCCCGAGGTCGGCGACGAGGTCCTCGTCGCGTTCCTTGCCGGCAACCCTGACTGGCCGTACGTGATCGGCGCGCTGTGGAACGGCCAGGACCAGCCCCCCGAGTCAATCGACCAGAACAACGACATTCGCTCGATCACGTCGCGCTCGGGCATCCGCGTGACCATGGACGACACGAACGGCGCGGTGACCCTCACCCTGCAGACCCCGGGCGGCCAGACGATGACCATGGCCGACGCCGGAGCGTCCGTCGAGCTGTCCGACAGCAATGGCAATTCCATCCAGATGGACTCCAGCGGGATAACCATCACCGCCGCGAGCCAGCTGACCATCAACGCGCCGACCGCCCAGATCGGCGTCGGCCAGGTCACAGCGGACTCGGCGATGTGGACGTACTCCGGCGTCATCCAGTGCGACAGCCTGATATCCAGCGCGGTCGTGGGCGCCACCTACACCCCCGGGGTGGGGAACTTCCTGTGATGGCCGAGTCGCTGAGCTGGCTAGCTCCCGCTCCGTTGTGGGGCGAGGGGGGAATCGCGGTGGACAGGCCCGGGCTGGCCACGCCGTTCCTTGCTGAGCTCACCAGCGACCAGTTCGTGAGCGAATTCCTTGGCCTGATGAGCGGACAAGGCGGCGCCTCACCCGAGCAGCTGGGGGGCATGGCGCCCAAGGTGCCCGGCGACGGCACCGGCCCCTACCGGTTGTTCCAGCCGTTGAGCCAGCGCTACTACCTCGTAGTCGCGTCGCTGGTGTGCCGCCGGGCCGGCATCCCCGACCGCGCCGTGCGGCCGTCGAAGGGCGAGCGGACCACGTTCGTCGTCCGCAAGATAGCCGACGGCGGCGAGCAGGCCTGGGTGCCAGGTCCCCCCGCCACCCCGGGAGACCCGCCGAGCGGCATGTGGAACGACACCCCGGGCGGGCAACTATTCCCCGGCGAGGAGCAGCTGCCCATGCACGCCACGCCGGTAGCCGCATTCGC